CGGTGCGCGCGCGGGTCGCCATCTGCTTATAGGCGGTCAGGGTCGCGATGGCCGCCGCGTCGCCGGCGGCGGCCTTGTCCATCAGAGCGGTCGGGACGCGCACGATGACGTTGCCCGACATGCGCTCGATCATGATCGCCTCGCCTTCCTCAAGGCGCTTGACGAAATAATATGGGCGATAGGCGTTGCGGAGGATCGAGTTGTGTGTCGGAACCATGCTCTCGCCAGCGAGGAACAGGTGCGACGGGCTATCGACTTCTATGCAGACCGTATCCGCGTTTTCAACGCGGCGTATGGCCTTAATGAAGTGCGCGGCGGTGCGATGCGATTTCTTCTTAAACTGCCGCTCGGCCTTGCGAGCAAGGCGATGAACGGGCAATTCGAGAATGAACCGAACCTCATAGCACGTCTGCCGCGAGACGATGGAGTGGCCATTGACGACTCCGCCAACCTCGCCAGCAACATCAATTACGCGGACGCGCGGCTGCCCACCGAGCGAGCGGACAATCTGCACAACGGCATCAATAATCCGCTTGTTTGTATTGGCGAATGTGCTGGCGCGATCCTTTGCGGAGGGCGGAGGCGACCATCCATCGGAATCCATCAAGCCCTGTAGAAGTGCGAGACGCTGGTCAGGGGATGCCGCCATATATACGGCGGGGACGTGCTTATTATTGATGACGCCAAGAAACCGAAGCGCGGTCGAAGGGCCGTCGCTCGCCCATTTCTGCGAGCCGTAAAATGTCAGATGGCGAGTTGCGCCGTTTTCGCGCCATTCATTCTTGATATCGGTGCAGAAGCCAGCGGCGCCAACGATAGCCGCGATCTCTTCGGCATCTTCCGCGTGGCATGTCAGTTGCGCCGCATCGGATTTGCCGTTTCCAAGCCAATATCCAATCACATACGGATCAAGCGGGAGCGCCGCATCTTCGCTTTCCAGCACAGGCGCGACGCCGCATGAAACATTCTTCGCCTTGCGGTTCACCCACCTGTCTGAACTCGCGCCCAATTGCTTATGAGCCTTGCCATCAGCGTCGAACCACGCGGCGATTTGTTCCGTCGTCACGTCGCGGGTTTTGCCGCGCGTTCTATCGTTAGTGTCGCTGACGCGCCAAAGATGGCAGGCGTCGGCGCGAATTGTCGCGCCAGTCGAAAACTCTATCTCATAGATGGGACGGTCGCGGAAAATCTCGGACTTTCCGACAACGCGGCGAATTGCGCCCATTTCGTCATAAACACGGTCGCCAGCCACGATGGCGCCCATAGTGGTCCAGCCATCCGGCGTCGGAACCCTAACGTCCAAGGGCAGTGGACGCCCCTCCGGGTTATTCTTGTGAGCCGAGGGCCGGAACAGTAAGCACTTTTCGAGCGGTATATCGGTCAGCGGGCCGATCCAAGGCTGCTGCGTGAAGCCAAGGGCCTCGCCGTTCTCATCGAAAAACCACTTGAGCAAGGTGTCCTGAGAACGGGTCGGGAGGCGGCGCCAGCCGATCATGCCGTCGTTATACTTGCTCGCCGCCTTTTTCTTGCCGAACGGCATCGGGCCGAGCCGGCGCTTGTAGACTATCTCGTGCAGCGAAAACCCATAGCCGAGCATCGACAGGGCTTCGGACACGAAGTCCTCCCACGAATGGCTCATGTCGAAGCGGAGCGAGTCGACAAACTCCGCCGCCTGGGCGGCCGCAGGACTTTCGTCAACCGGGTCCACGCGCCACTCGACCTTGCGCATGATGCCTTGGATCGCGAACATGACCGCGCCCACGATGGGGCTTGAGTCCAGCATTTCGCGATAGATCGTCGCGCCCTGGCGGCCCGTGAGGTTCGGGATGTAGTCTTCGCGGACATAGCCGCCAAAGGCGCGCAGGCCGGTTGAGCCCAGGTCGAGCAGCATGCTCGCGTGGTTGAAGGCCGGCGTGGGGGTTCCGCTTGAGCCACCGCCCATTTCCGGCGACTTCGGTCGGACAACGGGGCGCTTCGACATTCAGGCGGTTCCTACTGAGGCAAGGCCCGGACGACGCTGTGCACGGTCGGGACATGAAAATTGATGTCCCGACCGCGGCGCAGGCTTTCCAGAGCGTAGCGCAAGGCGTCAATGCAATGGTTTTTCTTGTCCGCCAAGACGGGCAAAATCTCTTCCGTCTTGGGGTCTGTCCTGAACGAATAGGCCGCAAGCTCGTCAATAACGTGCTTGCATCTCTCATGCACAACGATGTCATACGATTTCAGAAACTCGATTCCGTCCATAACCGACGACGGCCCCTTAAGCGCCGGGACAATGCGCGGGTATCCATGGCGCTTGAGATAATCAATCGTTTCAGGCCGCGCGCTATCCGCCGTTATCTGCCATTCGCGCGGGCGCCAATTCGTCACGCCATCGGGCGTCTTGTCGAACAGCGCCGGCGTCCGATCTATCTCGCAACCGACCTGATAGGCTTCCGCATCGACGTACAGCGTCCGCTTGTCTATCCAGCAGCGAATCAACACTGTCGGGTCAATCGAAAAGCCCCAGTCAGCGCCAAAATAAAACCGCGCGTTTGCCGGCGTCTCAAAGTCCTGAACCGTCCAGTTGCGGAAGACCGCCGCTTCCGAGCGCCGTTGGTATTTCCCTAGCCAGACGTGCGCGTATTTGTCAGGATCGCGCCGCTTGTCGCGCTCCATGTCCTTACGCAAAACATCTGGAAACCAAGGGTTATCGTAATAATTGACCTCGATCAGCGCAAAGTCAGGATCGTCCTTGTTTTCGCTGAACAACACGTCAATCGGGTCAGTCGCCTTGATCGGGTTCCAGCTTGCCCAAATCTGCGAGCCGGGCTCGCGAAAAGTCGGCGTCGCAATGTCAAGCGATTTCTGGCTTATCGTCTGAGCCTCTTCAAGCCAAAGCCGGCTGAAGCCCTCCATCGACTTGACCGAGGAAATCGTGTGCTTCAACAGCCCGCGAAACACAAACAGCGTATCCGTGGCCGGGTAAATGATCTCCTGGTCTGTAATCTTGAACTGGGCGGACAATCCAAACTGATGAATTTTGTCTTCGACAAGCTGCTTTGACGAATCCGCAATCGAGTGCTGGATTTCGCGACCGCACACAAACCGCTGATGACCGGAGACCGCTTCCATAACCGCCAGCGAGGCGAAGAAATGGCTCTTGGCTCCCCCGCGTCCACCCTTCGCACCCTTGTACCTCTTGGGCGTGAGCAGCGGCCTAAACGCCCTCGCTATTTGAGGCTTGAGGATCGACAATCGCCCATTCCACTTTCGCTATCTTGATCGGCCCACCGTCCGCGCCGGTCAATGCCGTTTCGGTCTTGTCGCGCCATTCGGATTTGCGGCGATTCTTGAGCCAGAATATTGCGGCGGTCGTATCGGGCGGAACATGCTCTTTGATCGGAGCGCGAAGGATTTCTCCTGATGCGTTAAACACTTTTTCGCTGTCGAAAGTGTATCCGACCGCACGATGATAGAGAGAACGCACAACGCGCTCGTCCGCTATATCCTTCCCTGCCTTTAGGGACTGACAAAATTCAGGGTACTTCGCGGCCCATCTGTAGATTGTGCGAGCACTAACGCCAAAAAAGTCCGCTAAATCTTCGTCTGTTGCGCCGAGTTCACAGAGCTTTGTGGCCTGGCCCGAGAATTCAGGCTTAAAGCTAACCGGGCGCCCTGCTCCTGTGCGCTCTTCGTTCTCAGCCACGGGAGTCGCCCTCTAGCCGCTCTTTAATCGATCCGATCAGCTTTTCAATCTTGCCAAGAGCTTCTTCGGCCTTATGGCGTTCGTATTTGGTCAATTCCTTGCGCCGGTCGCGCAGCCACGCCTTGAGGCTTTCCGCATCGTGTTCGGGGCGCATATGCAGCGGTGCGGTTAGTTCGGTCTTGCGAAGGGCGGACAAGGCGCACCCTCCGTCAAACACCGTGAAATTTAGTGACATTCTTCGTCCGCATCAGTTTGATTTCAGTTCGCCCATCAGCAAACCGCACGACGCAAAACGCGCGGCCCTTGGGCGCATAGCGATATTCACCGTTTGGCAGTTCCCAGGCGTCGCCGTTGGGTATGTCAAGATCGGGAGCGCGCTGCCAGCCGTAGGATGAGGCATAGCCCATGCGGGGAAATGTCGCCATTTTCGCCACCTGAAACTTTTTTGCACTTTTCCGTGCTACAAGGGTTGACAGACGCACTGATACGTGCAATTATCAATCATCGACAACGAAACGCGAAACGGAGTAACGCAAATGACAGCCTATCGCATCGAACTTGAAGGCTTTGTTAACCACTTCACAACCCTTGCTGATATGAAAGCTTGGGTTGCGGGCATGAAGGCGGAATACCCGCGCCTCTGCGGCAAGGTTGCCAAGGTCTACAAGGGCGTAAAGCATAGCGAAAACCTTTATGGTTTTCAGGGCGCTCCGGTTCTGGTTCCTGTTGAATAAGGGGTCGCCCAATGACGCCGACCGACTTCGCCGCCTTCGTCGCGCTCTGCAAAGAGCGCCACGGATGGAGCAAATCAGAAATCGCCCGCCAACTTGGATGCGGGCGAAACATGGTTTCTAAATGGATGGAAACGGAACCGCCGCGCTATATCGCGCTAGCGTGTTCCGCGATCCTTCAAGGCTTCCCCCCGTTTCGCGGGTCATAGCGCGCTCATGTATGGGGGAAAAATTGAGACGCCTGCCAACTTGGCACAGCAAGCAGGATGGGTGGAGGACTTAGTGACACCTTATCCGCCAAGCGAGCACGTCGCCGCGCCGCGTCGTCTCAAAAAGTAACCCGTGCGCCGGAGCGTTGCGGGTCTTGTTTCCGCTAGGCGCCGCCCGACTTAACGGGCCATTGCGTGATTGAGGCCAGAAGGCCAGCGCCAGAAACTAAATCAACCGCCGCGCTTTTACACGTCGCGCTGCGATCTTACAAAATTACGCGCCCCATAGTGCGGGGCGCAATTGTGATTTTGGATTTCTGCCATCCTAAACACGTCCACAAGTCTTGTCAAGTTCGGAACGGCGAAACTCTTGCCGGCATGTTGCCCATTTCCACAGCGAGCGCAGCCAGTCCCGCAATCCCGTCCATGATGCTGGACTGCGGCAAGTCGATGTTATCCACAGCGAGAGATTCGACCATAAGCCATGTGCAACCGCCGACCGAACGGATTACGTTCTTGCGGACGGAAACGATGCGTTGCGACCAAGCCGCTACGGTGGCGTCTGACGGCCCTTCGCCGTTCCCGCCTATGCCTAGGCGCAATTCCGTAGGAACGCCCTTGGCGGCCCGCCAGCGGCGCAGCAAATCAGCATAGGAGTTGCCGGCGTCGTAAACGCTTTCCCGCAGTTTGTGATCGTCGCAGAAGCGACCGAACACGCTTTCGCGCCATTGGCTACGACTGCCCTTGCGATGGGGCTGATTGAGCGCAACCGAAATGACCTGCTCAGTCCGTTCCTGGTTCATTTTGTTCAGGGCCTCGATTTTGGTCACACGTTGCGGGCGCCCGCTTGGCTCGCGATGACAGATTTTGCGTTTGCGTCCGGCTTTCGACATGGTTCAGATCCCCGCATTGACGGAAGAAAAAACGCGCTTGAACGCCTCAACTGGAAACCGAACCTCGCCACCTACGCCAGAAAACGCACCATCATCCGCAACCATCGGCCAGCTCGGAATCCAGCGGACCCCTAGTTTGTTGATGGCCTTTTTAGCCGCCTCTCGCGCGGCCTCACGGTCGAGCCAATACCATTCGCCGATTTGGTGATTGATCGTCAGGCCGAGGCTCGCGTGAATCTCGCGCTCAACGCGGAAAGCGTCGCTCGCGCGCATCCTTGCGCCCCAAAAATAAACCAGTCGGCGGTCATAGCCCGTTTGCAATGTCACAAGCCGAGCAATCGGGTCGCCGCTTACGCCTATTTTCACAGCCGGCCCATTGACCGCATAAATCACATAGACTGTTTTTGTGTATGGCCCGATCAAATCGGCATAAAGGCAGGCATCATCTTCACTGTCCTCTATTGGCGCGCGCGATGGCGGGTCGCGCGAGAACAGCGCCGAGCCTTCCAGGTCAACCGCAAATGGGTCTTCCGCCAGCGCCCTCATTGCGCGCTTGGCAAATTCCCATTTGGCTACGCAGGCCGCATCGCGATCGATTTGCTCACGGCGAGCGGTGCTGGCTGTTGCTGTCTCGCGTTTAGCCATTGCGGATTTCCTTGCGTTGCGGTTTGTCGTCAATCGGGATGGCATACCGTTCCCGCCATGCAATGCCGCAGCGATCGCATAGGGCGCGTATCCAATCGCGGTATGGGACCGATGCTTTAGCCAACAGGCGGATTTGCGTGGCTTGGAATGGCTCGCGGGTCATGCTGCGCGCTCCCCTGGTGGTTCGCCGAAGATTTCCTTTTCGCGCCGCGCAATCATCTTTTCCCGTAGGCCTTTCAGACTGGCGTATTGGGGAATCCCGCGTGATGCTTCCAATCCAGCGACAGATCGAGCGGCGGTCTCACGGCAAGCCTCGACGCCATCGGCATCCGGCAGGCGCCCGTATTCACGGCAATAGTCGAACAGCGCCACAAGCCATCCCTCGCGATGCGCTTGCCGGCCCATCGAACAGCGGCAGAGCCGGAACGCTTCGAGCTTGTGCGCCCAGTCTTCCGCCGCCGCGTCCTTGCCGTGATCCGCGCCCTTGCTTTGCGGGACCACTGCCGCGCGCGCCGCGTCGACGCATTCGCCGATTGTCGGAAAATCCCGATATTTGCGCGAGGACCGCAGCGACTTCACCGCCTCGGCAAGGTGCGCGTCTGAGAACCGCGCTAAATCCTCGGCTAGCGACGCGAAGAACTCTCCGGAATTGGCGCCCGGAGGTTGATTGAAAACAGCGAGCATAGGCTCGATGAAAGATTCCTGAGGATTGCTCATTTTGCGGTTTGGCCTTCTCTGGCGGCTTGACGGGCGGCTAGGATGCGCTTGGATTCCTCAAGCGCGGCGTACATGTCCGGTTTCCCGTTAGGTCCGGCCCTCGCTGATTGAGGTTTTTCCTGAGTTGCAAGGCGATCCTTGGCCGCGCGCCGAACCCACCCCGAAAGCTGAGACCATGAGCGCGGACGAAAGCTGTGCTCAGCCATTGCTGCCCGCATTCCAGCGCGGATGTCGTCCGGGGTTATTCCGTCCTCTGAAAGAAGCTCGGCAATTGGCTTGAAGTTCGCGTCAACGATTACGGGCTCGGTTCCGCAAATCTGGCGACACTCGATTTCGAGCGCATCGCGCACGGTTGAAGAAGAATTCTTAACTGGTAATTGGTTACTGGTTTCTGGTGTCTGGTTAGCTAGACTTGTGTTAGCCTCTTGACAGCCAATCGCTTGTGGCGTTTCGCTAGCATCGCTAGGCTTGCGCCTTATATGTTTCAATGCTTTAGCGCGTCCGCCAGCACGTCCAGCCGAAGCCAGTTTCTCCGCTTTGCCAGAAGCGATTTCAAACTCCAGCTTCAAGCGTTTTTGAGTTACGGCTTGCCCTTCAACGGTCATAAATTCCATGATAGTCGGAGCGACTTTGCGCCATTTGTCGAGTGGCAAGCGCGCGATTCGAGCCAGCCGCACGTCATCATTGGGAAGCGACCCGCCAGCGCGCCACATCGCCATTAGGAGCAACAAATACGCGCCGTGCTCAACCGTCGTCAGATGCGACGTGTCGGCCATGTAGGCGTCTGTCCAAAGCAGCATGGCGGGAATGTCGGTCATCCCTCATCCATCCGCGCACATTTCGCGCTCTCCGCTTCAATCCGAGCCTGATGTTGGCGAGCGCCCCAGAGGCACGTAGTATGATCCCGATCCAGCGCCTTCCCGATCTGGGGGAAGCTGAGCGCCGTTTCTTCGCGCGCCCGCCACATGACTTCCTGGCGGGCCAGGACGAGGGAACGCTGGCGGCGCGGCGACAAGATCGCATTGCGCGTGACGCTATGCTTGATGGAAACCTCTTTGATGATATGCTCAAGCGTGATGCGCTTTTCGCGCGGCTTAAGCAGTTCTGGCGGGGGATCCGTATCGAACGACTTCCGATAGGCCGCGATGATTTCCTCGACCGAAACAGCCTTCGGAACTTCGCGGTAAACAAGCTCGCGCGGCCTTTCCGGCGCCTGCTCGACTACGCGGGCCACAACAGCGCTCGCGACCTTCTTTCGCCAAGCACTGTATTCCGGGGTTCCGACGCATGGGACGATCATGGCTAATTCTCCGAACAGGTTTGCGCAGGCGTCGATCATGGCGGCCTCCTATTCTGCTGCCGCGACGGGGAACAATCCGCCCGCGTTTTCGGGTTGGAGGCCCGCAAGATTGCGCATCGCCTGCGCGAAATAGGACGGTTTCAATTCAAAACCGATGCCTTTGCGACCCATCTTGACTGCCGAGTAAACCTCGGACCCGATGCCAAGGAACGGCGTCAACACTACGTCGCCGGGGTTGCTCCACAGGTCGATACACCGCTCGATCACGTCGAGTTGCAGCGGCGAAATATGCACCTCATCCTTTTCATCGCGCCCGCCGCGATATTGCAGTGTGTTCGTCTGGTTTATGTCCATCCAGACCGGCGAGGCGTACCGCTGCCAGACAAGGATGCTCACCCATGTTTCGAATGGCCATGGCTTATAGGGGCCGGAATGAGATGCGCGGCGCGCGGCAATATCGCGGTCATAGGCGGCGCGCGAAATGTCCAACCCTTCGCCTGAGAACTGGTCGAACATGCCCGATATTGCTTCGGTATTTTCGCCGGGCTTGCGAAACATCAGCATATAATCCGCGAGCCCTTGGCCGCTAATCGAGCTGTCCTTGACGATCTGCTTATGCAGGAGGCGGATTGATTTCGTGCGCTGCTGCGCAACGACAGGGTCTTTCCAGATGCAAACCTCGGAATGAAATATCCAGCCGGCATTTTCATAGGCTCGGACGATTTCTCCGCGAAAATCGCGCATCCCGATATTGCCATGCCGAACCTTAGACATAGGAAGCTGCATACAATGAACTGAATGCAACCGGCCCGGCATGGTCACGCGCAAAAGTTCCTGGATCAAAAACGAATAATGAATCCAGAAACCTTCGCCTTCGTTGTTCGATATGTCGCGGTCGAAGTTCGAAAACTTGTAAAGCCCCTCGAACGGCGGCGAATGGATGCCAAAATGGACGCTATCGCCGGGGATCGCGCGGATCAGTTCGCAGCTATCGCCCTGATAGATCGCGTATCGGTCATTAATGACCTGATCGACGGCCTTAATTTGCTCGTGCTGTTTCATGCCGCGCACTCCAAAAACGACGGGATAATAAAAGGCTGTTGCGGATCGTAATCGGGCCGGTCGCGAACCATCCCGCGCACATTCTGAGCCGATAAATCAGCCATATGAGCGACCATCGCCGCAGCCATGCGTTCGGCATCTGCTTCCTTGCGGCGCAGATTGGCAACCACCGCACCCTCGGTCTCTGCGGCGATAAAATGGACGTTGACGGGCTTGGTCTGGCCGAACCGCCAAAACCGGCGAATGGCCTGATAAACCTGCTCGAAGCTATCATTCAGCCCGACGAACCCGGTATCGGCGCAATGCTGCCAATTCATGCCCCATCCAGCGACAGACGGCTTAGTGATAAGAACGCGCGTCCGGCCTTCGCTAAAATCGTTCAGCTTGCGCTCTTTGACTTCATCCGAATCCGACCCTTTCGTCTCGACGGCGCCAGGGATGGCTTTCGTCAAAGCCTCGCTTTCGGAATTGAGATTGCACCACCACACGAAAGGCCGGTCAGATGGCGTCAGGGACGCCGCTTGTTCGACGCGGTCTTTTACGGTGTCTCTGCGCGCTGCGATGCGCTCTTGCAGGCTATTCGCCTCCATAGGAAACAACAGACCTGTTTCCATCGAAGGCGCATATTCGACGCCAACCGCATGTTGATTTTGCCGCAGCGGCGGAAGATCATAGCCGTCATCGGGATAGCCAAGATCGGACGGCTTGCGGATCATCACGGCCCATGATGCCATCCATTTCCAGAATTCATTTTCCGCATGGCCCTTAAGGCGCCATTTCTGCGTGTCGCCCCCGTCATGCGTGAAAAATGTTGCGAGCATGTCAGTGTATTTCATCACGCCCAGGAATTCGGCATGGTTGCCAAGCTCCATGAAATCATTAGGCGCCGGCGTCGCGGTTGCAGCGAGCCGAAACGGGATTTGCGCGCAATCCTCAATCAACCGCGTGCGATAATGGCCCGTGGTCGATTTCAAGATGGAACTTTCGTCGAGGACGACACCGCCGAACTGGCCTAGGTCGAAATGCTCAATCTTCTGGTAATTGGTGACGAAAAGCCCGTTGCGAATATCATCCTGAATTTTCGCCAGATCGGCACTAATCCCGAACTTTTCGCCCTCGCGAATATGCTGCGCGGCGACTGCGAGCGGCGCAAAAGCCAAGACGGGCTTTCCAGTGTAGGCCGCGACGTGCTGGCCCCAGATCAGTTCCATCAACGTCTTGCCAAGGCCGGTCCCGGCGAAGACCGCAGCGCGGCCGCGACGGAGAGCCCATGCCGTAATGTCGCGCTGGTGAGGCTTCATAAATGCAGGCAGATCGCCAACATCGGGAAGCCCCGTCATCGGATCAACAATGCGCTTTTTGGCGAGGAATTGCTGATAGGCGTCCATCATCAATTCTCCGAACACAACAGGGCCGCAGACCCCACGCACGACACAGACAGCGCCACAGAGAGGCGCGCGACGACTGCCCGGCTCTCACGGACCGCAGCATTAGCCGGAAGGTTCTCAGAGGCCCGCAGGGCCGCAACAAACGCATCTTGCCGTTCATCAGGGCCAAGAGGCTCTTCGAACGTCCCGATTTTGATTGGTTTAGGCGCAGGGGGAGCCTTGGGCGCATATGGCAACTTTGACCGCTCGATCAGTTCCCCGGATGCGATCAACACCTTGACGCAATGCCAGATGGCCGACTTGCTCTTGTCGAGCGCAGCCGCGATCTGTCCATAGGTTTTTCCGCGCTGATAGAGAGCGGTGATTTTCGCGATTTGCTGAGCCGTGTAGTGGCGCCTGATCCTGGTCATGACGACGCCCCGACTTTCCGTTTCCCGGTTTCCGTCTTGAGCATGTGCGCCATCATCAAACAGGAGCCGGTCGCAGTCGCGGCGACATAGACCGCGCCATAAACAGCGATCTGCCAGAGTGTCCCGTTCTCGACGGCTTTCCAGCAGCCGCGCCAGAGAAAGATTTGCGTCACGAACCAAACGAGATTTGACGCAATCGACCATTTAAGATGATGCCAGACGTCGCCAGAATTGCGCGAGCGCGAGACGGCGGTGAATGTCGCGTTTTGAGCAAGTGCGACGACAGCAAGCGCCGCTGAATTTTGAATAATATCAAACACCGCACATCCCCTCACATTCTTGAAGAAACCCGAACTCGATTTGCCCGCGATCTGCCGGCGTTGAAAGATCGGCTTGATCCAGCGGGACTAAATCTTTGTGGACGAAGGCTTGACCCTTCTCGACAGCGCCGCGAATAGCCGCGTCAAAAGCAACGGCGCGCGCCCAGTCTTCCGGCAAATTATCGCGCAAATGCCGCCATTCGGCCTGCGTCCGGTTCATGCAGAAAATGCAGGATGAGCGCGGCGGCTTGGGATATTGGCGCTCTTCCATCCAGCGGAGGCAGTGGTGGCGTTTCAAGCCCAGCTCGATCAGCGGGAAGCGGTTTTGCGTCCACTTCTTTTCCGCGTCCTTCATGCGCCACATTTCGTCCGCAGAAAGTCCTAACCACTGCTCGACAATGACTTTCTTAGGCCCGCGCTCTCCTGGTTCAAGCCCGACCAATTCCGAAACCTTGCGCCCCACGACGCGGGTCTTAAATTCCTTCGAGCACTGCGTGGGAAGGCGACCATTGGGGTCTTTGACAAACAAGGGAGGCATCGAGCTCCCCTCTTTGCCGAGTTTTCCAGCCGCTATCGCAAGCACAAGTTCGCCAAGATCCAAGCCTTTGCGCTGGACGCGATAAACCGGGTATGGCAATTGCTTTTCGAGCCAGTCTAGATGCGTATAAACCTCTGACGACTCCCATCCGGTGTCTGCAAAAATCGCGCAATCCAGCGCCGGCAAGTCGCGCCGCGCGCTCATCAATGCGAGCGTGGTAGACTGGACACCGGCGCCAAGGGAAAGGATGCGGAGCATTATGCTGCCTCCGCTTTGGTTAGAATGACGCGGCATCCTTCGCCGCCAGAGCCCCATTGCAGGGTGATCTTTTGAGCAAAGCGGTCATCCTGAATGACCCTTTGGCTCACCAGGAGGTCGCTGATTCCCTTTTCGAGATTGCCTAGATCGCGCCGCCGCTTATCGGGGCGAAATGCAGTTATCTCGATTTCATAATCGCCGACTATGCGTCCCGGCTTTTGCGAGGCAAGCAGCCACGCGGCCTCGTTTTCCCATCCTGTGTAGGTGTCAGTCTTGACGCGCCCACGGCCAGGAACATTGAAAAACAGGGCATTGACAGACGGCGGAAAGGGCAGGGACAATTCAACCCGACGCGCTTCTGTGCGCGCATCAGCCACAAGGCTGAATTTGCCGACGCGCTCGACGCGGAAGGGTTTGGCGGGGCGGGTCATGATATAACCCACGCCCCTTGACCGGAGGCATTGCGCATCCGCCAGTCTTTGACGCGGCTCTTCATGCAATTCTGTATCGCTAGATCGTGCCGCCGATCCGTCTTTGGCTCGCACCACGAAAACCGCTCATCGCGCGCCCGCTCTTGAGCGCGCCGCCAGCGCAGGAACGCCCGTGCGTCGTTGGAAAACCGATCGTCGCTCATGCAAATCTCCGATCCATGATCGACTGGCCGATCAGGTTAGTAAGTTCGACAGCGATATTCTTGGCGCCCGCAGCGAAAAGATTGGCCTTCACAGCATCAAGATCATTGCCGTTGGCGTGGCTTACAATCCACTCCGCAAGCTCTTGCGCAGCGCGGTTGCGTATGTCGCCGTCGATACTTGGTGCGCGCGCCGACACATCCTCGCCAGCCTTGGCGCGGCCGATTAGCACCTTGCGGTCGCCTTCCGGCATCTTGGCCAGCGCGTCCAGTTCTACGCCCTTATCGAGCGATGTCCCGGTGATGGCGTCGAGATTTTCTTCGCCAAGGGCTTCGCCACGGGCGGCAGCAATTTCGATTGAGCGCCGCCCTTTTCCTGTCGCGTCGGCGGTCGATGATGCAAACGCAGATTTTTCGTTTGCATTTCCTTCGCCCCAGCGGGCATTTGCGCCAGCCGTTCCTGCCTTCGTCTCCGGGTGCAATTCCTCATAGATCGCCTTGCGCCGCGCAATGGCCTTCCCCTCTTGCGCTGGCGTCAGGTTGCAGCGAATAAGATTTTCATCGATCTCTGCTAGCTCGGCGTGGAGATCATCGTAATCGACAACGAAGCAATCAATATGGGTTTCGCCGCGCAGCTTCTGCGCCTCCAGCCTGTGGCGCCCAGAGACGAGCAGATAGGCGCCATCAAGCTCGCCATCGGTCGGGTCAACATAATGATCGACTGATCTGATGATAACCGGATTTTGCAGCCCGATTTCGTCAATGGACCGGGCAAGTTCCCTTACCTTGTCCAAGTCGGCGGGGCGCCGCGAGCCAGCGAGATAAATCTCACTGATCATCAGGCGATCGGCTGTTTTGACGGGCGTCGGGCGCATCAAAACACCTCCGGGTATTTCGACCCCGGGACAAACTTAATTTTCCCACGGCGCCCACGAACGAAATGGTTCCATGTCGTGACCGTCGCTGCGCTGATAGCGATGTTGCGGAGGAACGAAATTTTGTATTGAGCGTCAATCGTCCGCTGCATAATCCCATCGCGCAGCGCGAGCAGGGACGGGCAGACGTCAAGCCCCTTGCCGCTCGCAAGACGGTCGCGAAAATCTTCGGCCAATTCTGCCCGGCGGGATCGTTCCACAATCAGATAAAACGCCGAGGCGAGTGCAGACCGCGAGCAATTCAGCTTCTTCGCGATCATGGTGCCATGCTTGAGAGCGTCGACCAGCGCGCCATGCGTCTGCACAAATTCCAGGATCTCGGAATTCGTGTAAATCGGGTTTGCGATCCAATTATCGTTGATGATCGCTTTTACGGTGCGCGCCGTAGCCGCAAGATGCTTCGTGTCGTGATAGCCGGCGATTGCGAGAACGTCGCCGCCGCCGCGAACGCCGTTCGTGTCGAGCACATGAAATGCGTCTCTATTTTCGCCGAAAACGACGAGCACATTGATCGGCGTCGCCGCGAGAATGCACCCACTAAGCCTGTGCTGCCCATTGTTGAGAAAGCCGTCAGGGGAAAACGAAATTCCCTGCGACGTCAGCATCCAATCGCCGTTCTTGATAAATTTGGCGTATTTCTCGCTTCTGTTGGTTGAAAGAGGGCGGTTGTTTTTGTTGCAGCGATGCAGAATGTATTCAGCCATCGCCGGAGTTATTGTCATGACCTCCGAGAACATCCCCTTCGAACTTAGCGCAAAGCGATTATCGAGCCACGCTTTTGCGCGGCGGATATCCGCTCCATTCGCATCTGAGAACAGCGAAGGTGTCCGCTCCTGTCCTTGCTTGTCAGTCTTCGTTGATGTAGAATTCGTTGCGATTTGCATTTTAGTTCTCCAGTTAAGCCCCGCCGCACCCACGGCGGGGTTTTCCTTATTTACTTGGGGCCTACTCCGTCATGCCCGGCCCCACCGTCGCTCATAGCGCAGACCTCGGACGGCTAAGGCGGTCAAGCAACGCCTGCAAAGGACGCGCGGCGAAATACAAAGCTTTGCTCGGCAACGCTAAAACAAAGGCCACGGCGATAATTGCGAACACCACAAACGACACGACGAAAAATGCCGCAATTTCGATCCAGTCGGCGGAGATTTTCATATCGGCAAAGCTTTCGAATATGGGCGCGCCGAAAGAACCGGCGCAATTGACGCGGTTTTTACAATTTCATCAGGTCGTCTAGGGCCGCTCGGTCGCGGTCTATGCGCTCATTGAGCTTGCGGGCCATGTCGTGGCGCGTGGCGGCGTCGAGCCAGGACGGGGCGCCCTTGACACACGCGGCGATGATTTGCGGCCCATAGGCCAGCGCCAGCGTCAGGACGGCGGCGCCATTGGGGGAGGTTTCCCCGTCAAGCCATTTGCGGACGGTTTTCGCTGGAATGCCGGTCTGGCCTTCGACACCATCGGCGGTCTTGATCGGATGCGCGCGGCGCAGGAACGCGGCGAGTCCCGAAAAATCGATGCATGATGCCCGAAAACGGGCTTTCATATTCCCAGACATATCATTCCCCCGATGCGATGCTTTGGGCATCGAAGCTGAGGGATTTGGGAAATGTCGGAAGGTAGCAGCGTCCATTACATCGCCCCCGATAGCTTTGTGGGCTTGGGGGAAGCCGCGCGAGTTGTGCTGTACGGATTGGAGTTGAGAACACGCCCGAAGACCGCGCCAACGGTCGTTAGGCCCCCCGCAACCGGCAGGGTGTTACCCCTGCCGGCCAGCGTGAGGGGACGCGCTATTACGCGGGTGGTGAGAAGCCCGCGCAATTCAGGATGCTGGAATTTCCGCAGTTGAAGGAAAAGAGCCGGGCGGCTCCTAGCAGGGACGCACCGCCCGGCAGTTATCCGCGTCACCGCAGGGGGGGAGACGGGCGCGGAAAGGGGGGAAAGGATGGCGCCGCTCATACCGGCGCCCCTTGCTTTTGAAGGATGCGCTGGAATGCGCTCAGATCGTATGTCTGTTTGACCACGCGGCGGAAACGAGCGGCGGCAAAGCCGGGGTTTTCCGGGCAGCGCGTGATTTCAGCAAGCACCAGTTCAGGCACGTCATGCCAGAGAATCCGACGCGCGACCGTGTAGACCGCGCCTTCGCGAAGGCCATGCATTTCGTTCGTGTAGCTCTGGATTGCGTAAACGAAGCCGGTCATGCGGCGTCTCCGCGAGTGGAGACCTCAAACAGCCAAGCGTCGTCCCAAACATGCCCGCGCGAGACGACCGACGCGCGCAGCTTGCGCAGCGTCGCAAGGTTCGGCTCAAACTCGCCACGCTCCCACCGTGAGACGGTCGATTGCTCGACGCCGGCCATGGTGGCAAATTCTGCCTGCGATACGCCAAGGACGTCCTTGCGAAGCTGGTAGTAGAGCGGAGCTTTGGGCTGTTTTGTGGTCATAGTGAGAATATATGCGCATTATCCTAAGGCCGTCAAGCGGTCAAAACGCGATTATCCCTACACGCATTTGCATTGACGCCATAAGCCTTGTGACAAAAGGCTTATGGCTATGAAGTTGTCCGAAAAAATTTATGCGCTCCGCAAGGGGCTCAAAATGAATCAGACTGCATTTGGCGAGCTCTGCGGCGTCGAGCAAAGCACGGTCGCGCGATGGGAAAAAACGACCGACCCGGCGACGCCGCGCTTCGATCAGATGATGCGGATTTCAGAGACGGCCAATATGTCACTTGAACAATTTGTGAAGGGGACGGACTATACGCGCGAAGCTACCGCATCCGGGATTGACCTGGTGGGGTTTGTGGGCGCGGGGGCGGTCGTGAATTTTTTTCAACAAAATGTGCAAGATATGGCGCATGTTAGAAGCTTTCCCGACGCTCCGGCAGGCGTTGAGGCCCTGGAATTGCGCGACGGCGTTCTCGGGGCCGATCTTAACGGCTGGATCGCCTATTTTCACAAAGTCGGGGCCGGCGTTCCGGCGAGCTGCCTAGGCGAGCTTTGCGTCGTTTGGATCAACCCCGATCATGTGGCATTTGGACGCATCGAGGCAGGGAGCAAGGGCGGCCTTTACACAATCCGCGCCAGCTTCGCGCCGCCGATATATGACACGCCGGCCATAAACGCCGCCAAGATCATCCACATCCAGCCGCGCATCGCTTAAGGCCGCCCCTTTTTGCGGAGCCAGCACGTAATACTTTAGTCTCATAACGCAAAAATAAATATGATTATGCGTCTTTTTGATTTGACGCGCATAGGATTTTACGCATATTCTACCCCTATCGAAACGACAGGGACGCAGCCAATGAGCATCGCAAGGCCGAGCATCTGTTTCGCGCACTGTCGAATGGCTGCCTAATCGCCGTGGAGGGCTGAGAATATGCCAATCGAAATCAAACACCGCATTACCGGCAAGACGATCTACACCAGCGCCACCGCAACCGATTTGCGTATGGCCGTGGAAGAGGCCGTTTTCTACGGAGCCCGCCTCTACGGAGCCAGCCTCAACGGAGCCAGCCTCTACGGAGCCAGCCTCAACGGAGCCAGCCTCAACGGAGTCAGCCTCAACGGAGCCTGCCTCTACGGAGCCAGCCTCAACGGAGTCAGCCTCAACGGAGCCAGCCTCAACGGAGCCAGCCTCTACGGAGCCAGCCTCAACGGAGCCAGCCTCAACGGAGCCAGCCTCAACGGAGCCAGCCTCAACGGAGCCAGCCTCTACGGAGCCCGCCTCAACGGAGCCTGCCTCGACGGAGCCCGCCTCAACGGAGCCAAAGGAATTTTCTCATTCGGACCAATCGGCGCCGAAAAACGCATTGGCTACGCGGTCGCGCATTTCGGCGGCGCGATGGTCAAGCTCGGCTGTTTTTGGGGCTCTGAGGCCGCAGCCCTTGCCGCCATATCGGTGAAATATGGCCCCGAGTCCGACTATGCCGCGCAAGTCGCGCTGGCCTGCAAAATCGTCATGTGCGGCCACATTGCCGCGACCAAAACAGAGGCTGCTTGAGCATGGAAATCACCACGGAAATTCTCGGCAAGGAATACCTCATTTCCTTTTCGATCCGCATTACGTCGCGCGGCGGCGCCGCTACCGGCCCGACCTACGACTGCGGCGGCGAGCCCGCCTATCCCGCCGAATGGGAAATCGACGGAGAGCCGGAAGTCTGGAGCCTCAGGCTCGCAGACGTCCCCAAGCGCCAGTTTATCGACGGCAAGTTCCAGACCGTCATGGTCAAGGAATGGGTCAAGGGCCAGCGCCTCGACCTGTCCGACTGGCTCAGCGAGGCCATTACCGAATGGCTCGGCGAAAGCGATGAAGTCGCGGAAATGACCGACATGCTGGCCGACGAGGACGACTACGACGACCAGTTCGACGCCGCTGAATACCGGGCCGACTGCGCCCGCGAAGACAGCATTTGAGGGAGAGAGAACATGGCTATCAACAGCAACGTAGATTTCAGCATCCGCCACATTGACGGGCTTAAACTCGAATATTCCTGCGTTCACAACCATGAGCGCGCCAGCTTCAACCTGACGTTCGACACAAGCGCGGCGTGGCTGATCGGGGCTTACGGCAAGCAGGAATTGCACCGCTTTTCCCTGACCGTCAACGCCGCCAGCGTCGCCAAGTTCAATCGCCTTGCCGAGGCCATCGCCGACATTTTCGGCGCGGACGACAGCGAAGACGCGCCGCTCGTTGAGGCCATCTCCCAAGCGGCGGAGTGACGCGAAATGGCTATCGAAATCAAAAATCGATTTACCGGAGCCACGCTGTTCAGCAGCGACACCGCGATTGATTTGGCAGCGGCGGTCAAGGAGGCTGCCAAGGCGCGCGCGGACCTGAGCCGCGCGAACCTGAGCGGCGCGTACTTGATCGACGCGGACCTGAGCCGCGCGGACCTGAACGGCGCGGACCTGAGCCGCGCGTACTTGAGCGGCGCGAACCTGAGCCGCGCGTACTTGAGCGGCGCGAACTTGAGCGGCGCGAACTTGAGCGGCGCGGACCTGAGCCGCGCGTACTTGAGCCGCGCGGACCTGAACGGCGCGGACCTGAGCCGCGCGTACTTGAGCCGCGCGGACCTGAACGGCGCGGACCTGAACGGCGCGGACCTGAACGGCGCGGACCTGAGCCGCGCGGAAAACGCAGATTTAGCAATCGCGAAAACGCGCATCTTGCCTGAGGGCGA